AAGAATGAGATTGAAGTCAAGACAGTTGAGTCACTTAGTGAGAATATTCAAGACCTAGTTTCTCATACATCATCATATGAGAATGTATATTGTGAGATACCTGATGTTAAACTTGAGCATATTATTGCTAAGAACTCTGATGTTCATAATGTTATTGAAGAGCATTATGAAAATGAAACTCGAAGATTAAACGCAAGCAATATTGTAAATGGATTTCCTACTCGCGATTGGTTTCAAGAAGCAGATGCAAATTTTTATGACTTTAAAAAAGGTTCAAGAAAAGAAGTAAGTTATCTTGTCAAGGAGTTTGAATGTCGTAAGTCTGCAAGTGCATATGCTCGTGCAGCTATCGCTCGCACTGGTGTTCTTGATACAGCAAAACTTCACACATATAAGTTCAACGAAGATATCTTCAAGAAAGTTACAGTTCTTCCTGATGGTAAGAATCATGGATTAGTATTCCTTCTTGATTGGTCTGGTTCAATGCAGTATGTGATGCAAGATACTTTGAAGCAACTATACAATCTAATTTGGTTCTGTAAGAAAGTTCAGATTCCATTTGAAGTCTATGCATTCACAAATGAGTGGGGTAATAGAGATTGGCATAGTTATAGTATCGGATCTGGTGACTTTGGTAAATCATATGAAAAGAAGGCAGGTATGATTGCAATTGATAATCAGTTCTCTCTTATGAATCTATTCACAAGTGAAGTAAATGGAAAGACTCTTGAAAAGCAAATGCTAAACATATGGAGAGTTGTTCATAGTTTCAGAGAGTATGGTATATCATACCCAAGAAAGTTGGCATTATCCGGCACTCCTTTAAATGAAGCATTGATTACATTCAGAAAACTTTTACCTGAGTTTCAGAAGAAAGCAAAGGTAGAGAAAGTACAATGTATTGTTTTGACAGATGGTGAAGCAGGGCCACTTTCACATCACACTGAAGTCAAGCGTGATTGGGAAGATGAACCATATCTAGGAACAAGAAGATGTATACCAGAGGTTACATTCATCAGAGATCGTAAGGTTGGTAGAACATATTCTATTGGATATAAGCATAGTGATTTCACTGATGCACTTCTTGAGAATCTACAAGATAGATTACCTAACGTTAACTTTATCGGTATTAGAGTCCTATCATCTAGAGATGGTATGAGATTTGCAAGACATTACAATGCTGACGAAAAAGAACTCAACATTATGGAGAAAGATTGGAAGAAGTCTAAGAGTTACATCATCAAGAACTCTGGATATGATGCATACATTGTAATGTCATCTCATCATCTTAATCAGGACTCAGAGTTTGAAGTCAAAGAGGATGCAACTAAGTCTCAGATCAAGACAGCGTTTGCTAAATCATTGAAGACTAAAAAACTAAATAAAAAAGTATTAGGCGAATTCATCTCTTTAGTGGTATGATAACATTCAAAGAGTTCATGCAAGAAAGTAGTCTTACCAGACTCAAAAGTAAATCTGATAAGGGCGGTATGGCCGTCCTTTCTGGTAGTCGTGGAGATAAATCTGCGAAAGAAAATCGTGCAAGGGCAAAACAATTAGATAAAGATATTCGTGGAAAGGGATTACCCGGAGCTACGAAAGTTACTGGTCGATATGTCGAGAAAGGAGATGATGGTAAGGAGAAGAAAGTAAAAGAAAGAAGTCATGTTGTCACGTCTGGAAAGATGGGCAAGAGAAAGTTTAAGAAGGCAGTGAAGGCACTAGGTAAGAAGTATGGTCAGGATGCGGTTATCACGCAGACAAAAGGTGGAGGAGGTGCTACACTAAAGAGAACCCGTAAGGGTGGATTGCCGAAGAGAAATATACCAATCGGAAAAATGAGGCCAGGTCGAACTGGCGAAATGGACACTCGTATCAAGGGGAAGACATTTACCTATGAATAAAAAACCTTATGATGACTCCAATTGGAGAGAAGAATACAAGAGTTACACAAGTAACAAAAGGTATATTGAATTGTTAGAAAATGGGCCAAAGAGTCTCTCACAATCATGGTTACTTGGTGCATTGTATAATGAGTGGAAACAAATTAAAGGTTATAACAAACTAGACCCAAAAGAAAATGAGGGTCAGTTGCAATCATCACTCAAAGAATTTCTTAATCATCAAAAAGATCAAGGAATATGAGAGAGTTTTGGAAGATCTGGAAGTATGCTCTCGGATCTTTTAATGATGAGACTACAAAGAAATACGATAATTGGATTTGTATAATTAGAACTCTTGTCATGATGCAACTTATTATCACCAACTGTTTTATTATTGCCGGTAATATTCGTCACTGGAATGACTTAGAAAAAGACAATAAAATAAGTGTCCATTTTTCTTCGCATTACGTTTCTGACCGACTATTATGGCCATATAGAAACAAACTACATCATGACAAAATTATTTGAAATCAAAATGACACGCGAAGAAATCATTGAGGGTCTAAGATCCAACTACGGCATCGAGTTTACAGCTGCTGACGTAAAAGGTTTCTGTGCGATGAATGACATCGGATATTCTACAGTTACCAAAAAGATCGAAGACTTCAAAGTCGGTCGTGGTAAGTGGAATCTAGAAGTCACACAAAAAGCAGTTGATAATATCGAACGCTCCTATAGTGCACCTGCTGTAATGCCTGTTGTAGAAGAAAACTTAGTTCCAGAGATTGACAGTTCATTTGTCAAGTTTGGTAACTTTGCTGATATCAAGAATATCATCAAGTCTAAATTATTCTATCCAACATTCATCACTGGTCTATCTGGTAACGGTAAGACTTTTGGTGTAGAACAAGCATGTGCTCAACTTAAGAGAGAGATTGTTCGTGTAAACATTACTATCGAAACAGATGAAGATGATCTTATTGGCGGTTTCCGTCTTGTTAATGGTGAAACCGTATGGCACAATGGCCCAGTCATCGAAGCACTTGAGCGAGGAGCAATCTTGTTACTTGACGAAATCGACCTTGCCTCTAACAAAATCCTCTGCCTTCAGAGCGTCCTTGAGGGAAATGGTGTTTTCCTTAAAAAAATTGGCAGATTCGTTAGACCCACCGCAGGATTCAACGTATTCGCCACCGCAAATACTAAGGGTAAAGGTTCAGACGACGGACGCTTTATTGGAACTAACGTGCTCAACGAAGCATTCCTTGAAAGATTCCCAGTTACCTTCGAGCAAGACTACCCTGCCCCAAAAACAGAATTAAAGATTCTTGAGAATGCCATGACAGAAGTTGGTGTTAAAGGTGAGTCTGAGTTCTGCAAGAGACTTGTAGATTGGGCAGACATCATCCGCAAGACATTCTTTGATGGTGGTGTTGAAGAGATCATCTCGACTCGTAGATTAGTTCACGTTGTTCGTGCATACGGTATCTTCAAGAACAAAGCAAAAGCAATCGAAGTATGTGTCAACAGATTCGATGATGAGACAAAGCAAGCATTCATGGAGTTGTATGACAAAGTAGATGCTGATGTTGACATTACTAAGGAGGAGGTGTTATAATGGTAAATGCATGGAGTCTAGCAGCATCCATACTAAACGGAACATTTGATGAGGACTATCCCATTGTGAAAAAAGAAGTTGATGAAAAAACAGGATTATGGAAAGAACCAGATCCTGTAGAACATTCAGATGCATATTATGATTACAAACGTAATGATCCTGATGCAGAAAATCCTTTTACTGATCCCAAAGATAGAGAAAGAGCCGACTTTGTAGTCGGTGCTGGTAATACTGCAGATCTAGAGTGGATAGAAAAGTCTGGTGGATTTGAATGGACACCAGGCTCACCTTGGCCTCCATCTGTTCCTGATGAGGAAGCATGTAATGGTGATGAATACACTCAAGCCTTTGATCATCTAATGAATGAAGATGATGGACTTGATTATGAAGTCAACTATTATGATGACTACATGGCCACTGTTGATGATCAGTATTCTCATCATTTTGGACAGAACACAGTTCCGCCCTACATTACCACCGAGTTCAAATATAATGAAAATGAAATATTAAAAATTGCAGAAGAATATATTGCAAAAACATATACATTGCATTATACTGGTAAAAAGGGAACTCAAACTTTAGACTTGATTGAAAGTATTGGTGATGCAGAAGCCTTCTGTAGATCTAATGCAATTAAATATCTGTCTAGATTTGGAAAGAAAGATGGAAAATCAAAATCTGATCTTCTAAAAGCTATCCACTATTGCACACTCTTATATCATTTTTCAGGCCTAACAAATGAAAGTATCGACTCAAATGAAACTATCTAGTAACACAACAAACATTCTTAAAAACTTCTCACAGATTAATCAATCTATCTTGATTAAAGAAGGTAATAAGTTAAAAACAATATCTGTGATGAAAAACATTCTTGCTGAAGCTGAGGTAGAAGAAGAATTTGAAAAAGACTTTGCGATCTATGATCTCAACCAATTCTTAAGTGGTTTGAGTTTATATGATGCACCTGATCTAGAGTTTGGAGATTCTTATCTTACAATTCGTGATGGTCGCCGTCGTGCAAAATATTTCTTTGCAGATCCTGATGTGATTGTATCTCCACCAGAGAAAGAGATAAGTCTTCCAACAAAGGATGTTTGTTTTACAGTTGCAACTCAACAGTTAGATAAACTTCTCAAGGCTGCTGCAATCTATCAAGTACCTGATCTATCAGTGATTAGTCGTAATGGTAAGATTGAAATTATTGTTCGTGATAAGAAGAATGAAACATCTCATGAGTTTAGTGAGGAAGTAGGAGAGACAACTGAAGAGTTCTCATTCAACTTCAAAGTTGAGAATATTAAGATTATTCCTGGCTCATATGATGTTGTAATCTCAAGTAAACTTCTTGCAGAATTTACTAACAAAAATACAGATCTCAAATACTATATTGCTTTAGAACCTGATTCCACTTTTGGTTAATTTAAATGCTTCGTAATGATTTTCTTTGGGTTGAAAAATATAGACCTAAAACAATAAATGATTGTATACTACCTGACACTATCAAAAAAACCTTCCAAGACTTTTTGGGAGCGGGGGAGATACCTAACCTCCTTCTTAGTGGCCCTCCAGGCGTCGGAAAAACTACGGTTGCCCGAGCGTTGTGTGAAGAACTGGGTTCAGATTACATTGTAATCAATGGATCTGATGAAGGTAGATTTCTAGATACTGTAAGAAACCAAGCCAAAAACTTTGCGTCTACAGTATCTTTACAACAAACTGGTGTTCATAAAGTCATCATCATTGATGAGGCTGACAACACCACACATGATGTACAACTTTTATTGAGAGCTAACATAGAATCTTTCTACAAGAACTGTAGATTTATTTTTACATGCAACTATAAAAATAAACTCATTGAACCATTACATTCAAGATGTGCGGTAGTTGATTTTTCAATTAACAATAAAACAAAACCAACCATCGCAGCATCATTCTTTAAAAGACTAAATGACATATTAGAAATTGAAAGAGTTGAAGCGGATAAGAAAGTATTAGTAGAATTAGTAAACAAACACTTTCCTGATTGGAGGAGAGTTCTTAATGAATGTCAAAGATACTCTGTTGGTGGTAAGATAGATACTGGTATACTTGCAACATTCTCAGACGTAGCGGTAAATGATCTCCTTAAAAATCTCAAAGAGAA